CGACACGCGTGCGCTCGACGGCGACGGCATCGACGGTCGGTGTTTCGAGGATCTGCGGCTCGGGAGTGCCGGCCGCCGGGGTGTTGTCAGCCATGTCGGCCTCCGGTGGATTGAGCGGCAACATCGCCGCGATACGATCGAATTCGGGTGTTTCGCGCTCTTTCATTTTTGCCTGAAGAGACTGGATTTGTGCACGTGCAATTGCCATTGCTGCGCCGCGATCTTCTGCGCCGTCACCTGCTGGGACAACGCGATCGGCATAGCCCGCGTCGACGATCTCGGAGCCGAATAGCCACGTCTCGGCATCCATCTCGGAGCGCACGGCATTGATGGTGCGCTCGGTCCGCTCGGCATAGGCGCCGGCCAGAACGCGAGCCAATCCGGACAGGATCTCGCCGGCCTTTGCCATGTCGCGGTAGTCGCCCATCGCGAACATCCATGGGTTGTGGACCATGTAGACGGTGTTGTCCTCGACTTCGACGGTATCGCAGACCGATGCGATATAGGTCGCCATCGACATGCAGATGCCGCTGACGTAGGCGGTCACGGTATTGCCCGCGCGCCGGTGTGCGCGAATCGCGTTGGCGATGTCGACGCCGTCGCTCACGGATCCGCCGGGCGAGTGGATACGCACGCGGATATCACCGGATGCGGATGCGAGCGCACGGCGGAATGACTCCGCCGTCACGTCCCATCCGATCACGCCCGTCAATTCGATTTCGGTCATTCGTCGATCTCCGTATTCGGTTCGGTCTGCGCCGCGTCGTCGGGGTCTTTTGCATCCGGAGGCGTCGCCGGGCCATTCGGCGCATGGCGCGCGTCGCTGTCGAATGCAATCCCGAGCCCGTCGAGCACGGCGAGGAATGCCGCGTGCTCTTTTGCAAGGATCTCGGGGTCAAAGCCCTGTTCACGGATCGCTTGCGGCAGTGATTTCAAGCCCGCTCGGACGGCGTCGCGTACAGCCGGGATCTCGCGGGCCGGGTCGACAATCTGCCGGCTCGGGGCGGTCCAAAGCGGCACCTCGGGGCGTCCGGTATATCCGGCGACCGCTTCGGCTTCGAGATACCACTGCGTGAGCGGGGTCAGAAATTGCGGCGCAAACAATTGCCAGCGCCACGACTCAATCGAGCGGCCGAATTCCTGGTAGCCCATGCGTGCCGAGCTGAAATTCACACGCGACAGGTCGCCGGTAAGCACTTCGTACGGGATCCCGTAATCGGCCGCGACGGCGAGCAGGACGGCGAGCTCAAGGTCCTTATGATTCGGCGGCGCGGGCGGATTCGCGAATTCAATCGCTTTGCCCGTAGGCAGGATCTCGATCAAGCCCGGCTCGAATTTTTCCACGAGCGGATTTGCGGATGTGGCGCCTTCGAGCCCCGGCTCCATGTCGCGCACGAAGGCCATGTAGCACGCGCTCTGACGCTGCCGCTCAAGCACCGCATCGTGGAGATCGTCGAGCATCCGCAGGCGCGTGTAAGATCCGGTCGCCCACGGCATTCCGTGGACCTGCCCGGGGCGGTCCAGCCGATAGACGTGCAGGAATTCGGCGGCCGGTTTCGGCGCCGAGATCATGCTGTGCCGGTGCGTCGCGTCGCCGGGATGCTCGGGGTAGAGCCAATAGGCGACGCGCTGCCCGAGCCCGTTGAACTCGACGCCCTGGACGATATACCCGCCGCTGGCCGTGATCTCGTTTTTGCCGCGGTCGATCCAATCCGGCTCTAATACCTGGATTTGGAGAGGGACCGAATAGCCATCATCCGTCCGGCGCGGGCGCTTGCGGACCAACGCGGATCCGGACTCAACGACGGTGCGTGCGATCAGCGATTGCAGGCCGTAGCCATCGAGGCGGCCATCGGCATCAATCTGAGTGGACTCAAACCAGGCGGTCCAGCGCTTTTGGCGCCGGGCCGATGCCCATTGCGCGCGGATGCCGCTCCCAATCCAGTTGTTGACCAGGGCGTTGATCGCCCGGCGCGCCCACGGGTTGTTCCGGGCGAGGTCCCGCGAGCGATCGAGCACGGTCGAGAGATCGGCCGCGATCTCGCGATTTGGGCCGGTGCCGCGCGACGCGAGCCACCCGGCGGTCCGGCGCGAGACCGAGCCGGCATCGTAGCGGGCCATCGGGGCGCCGCGGTGGTCAACCAATTGGACGACGTTGGATCTAGTAGCCACGGCCAAACTCACCGAGCTTGCGGGTCTGTGCCGTGCCCTCGGTCGCCGCAACATCGCGTCGCGCGGCCGCGATGGCGGCATCCAGGTCCGCGCCCGTCTGGTAGCGGATGACGCGATCACCGAACTGCACGGAGAGCTCGCCGCGGGCGCGGAGATTGATCAGGGCCGTGAGCTGTTCGGAGGTATAGCGCATAGCGTCAGGCTAGATTCATGCGCACGTCAAAAATAGGCAAAAATGCAACAATTATTCTTGCTAGTTTGATCGGATTAAACGATTGAGGTAGTACTGTACTAGTTAGCGAGTACGGTCTATTATTTAGTCATCAGAGGCCAACGTTAGATGTAACGAGAGAATCATGAAACTATCAGCGGCACAGCAACAGATGCTCACGGCTCTTGACCGTAGCGCGATTGCGTACCCGATCGACGATCCGTCGATCGGGCCTGCCAAGCTGCGAACGTTGAAGGCCCTGAAGCGCCGCGGTCTTGTACGGTCGCGTGTCTGGGACGAACCGAGACCGCGCCAAGCGTCTGACGAGGATTGGATCGAATGGGCGAAAGTCTGACGACAACCGAGCGTCAACGCAGATTCCGCGTAGGCAAAAATGCAACAATTATTCTTGCTAGTTTGATCGGATCAAACGATTGAGTTAGTACTGTACTAGTTAGCGAGTACGGTCTATTATGTAGTCATCAGAGGCCAACAACGAAAGGGGAAGACGATGAACGAACAAGTCAGTTTTACCGAGTCCGATCAAGGCCACATGATCGGCACGTGGACCGTCGAGTCCGCACCGACCGAATTCCTCCGCGCTCTCGCCGCCGAGGCAATCCGGACCGGCGAGACGGTCCAGGCGCGCGACGACGAGGGGTGTCTCGTCACGGCGAGCATCGACGACTAACCACACCCGCCCGGCTCCGGCCGGGCAAAGGAGATTGAGATGACCAACCAAACCGCCCAAGACGCCTACGCCGCCGCCCACGCCGAAGCCGTAGCGTACTTCGAGAAAATCGCCGATCGACTCCAAGACGCCCCCGCTCCGGACGACAATACGAACTGGAGCCACGTCGCCAACATGGCGCACCTGGTCGACCAGCTTCGCGAGATCGTGGAGCCGATCTGATGGGCATCCGCAACCCGCCTGAAAAACAGCGCGGCTACGACAAAGCGTACCGCGAGCGCAAGCGCGCCGAGGGCCTGCGGCAGCTCCTCGTCTGGGTCAGGCCCGAGGATGTCGAGCGGGTCCGGGCCTATGCTCGGGAGTTGGCGGGGCGAATCGGGCAACCTGGCGCCTAAAACCACTCCGACCGTCGCCGGCGAATCGTCGCCGGCGAGCACTCCGCAACGCGCGCGGCCTCCTGGATCGAGGCCCCGCGCGCCAACGCCTCGCGCGCCGTCTCGTCTCGTGCGGCCCGATCAATCGCGTGGATGTAGCAGTCCGCTCCACCCCACCGGGATCGGACCTCGCGCGCGACGCGGCGTACCACGACCGCCTCAAGCCCGGCGGCGATCATCGCATCAGCCATGTCCGCAAGGGCGTCTACTGCCATGAGGATTTGCGCCTAACAATCCGATCGACCTTCATCGACTCGCCTGTCGCCCGCATTTCAAGCCGATCGAGATCGATTTCGGAAAGCATCAAGGCGGCATAAGCGTAAACGCGGCAGTCAAGGGCCTCGACCGCTGCGTAAATCTTCGTCCACTCCGCGATCGGATGGCCGGATCGATCGTATCGAGTGACGAGGCGTTCGCCGGTCGCTTGCTTATACCACTCCTCATGCCGGTCGCTCGGGAAATGGCTGTAGCCCGGACCAGGACGAGAGACCGCGCGCCATCTCCGGGTGATGATGGATTTTGCCTCGTCCACGCCGACCCACTCAGGATGGATCTTGTCGCGGCGCTGCTTGGCAAGGCGGCGCTGGCGCTTAAGGCGGTCCTCGACCAGCGGGTAGGATCCGGCGCGGCCTTTTATCGGCCAAACGCGGAGCGACTTGCACATACCGACGAAGCGGTAAACGCGCTTCGGGAGGAACCCCGAGTCGACCGCAAGCGCGTCGATCCGCATCGTCGATCCGTCCACGCGAGCCCATGACATTGACCGCCACAAGTCCAACAGGTCGTCCCACACCGCGTCTTGGGTCGGATCGCCGACGAGGACATGGTAGTCGATGCTCCAGTTTTCCTCGCCCGATCCCCAACCGACGATTTCGAGCTCTATCCGATCCTGCTGCACGTCGGCGCCGGCCGTGAGCACCAAGACGCCGGCGGGGACTTCGGCGGGGTAGGTCTCGGCTCGGGCCATGAGGCGGCTGTGGTCGAGTTGTTCGCCGGGCTCGCGGTACGTCTCGCCCATCACGGTGTTTACAAATACCCTAAACTGCTCTGGGTTTGTACGCGCCTCGCGGTATTCCTTTGCCAACTTTGCGGGCGTTGCGTTTGGGCTAAAGCTGTAGCCGGCCCACACATGGAACCCGATCGAGCCCGCGAACGACGGTAGGAACGCAAACCCGGCGCCGGGTCGCCAATCCCAGTCCTCGCCGAGCCAATAGCCGGCGGCCATCATGCGCTTGTGGTGACTGTGGTCGATGCCAGTGCCGCACCCGGGGCAAACCCAATGCGCGGCTGCGGTGTCAATTTCCGCAACCGGCACGCGCTTTCCGCGAATCACGACAGGGCGCCGGTATGCCGCTCCGATGTCGCTTTTTGCGTCGGAGATCTCTTGGCGCGATGGCGTCTCGCCGAAAAACCTCCGGACATGCTCGGTCCCGCAGAATGGGCACGACAGCATGAAGTGGCCCTGCGATGAGCCGGCCCACGCGCGATCGATCCGCGAGAATACATCCTCTGTGGGGGTCGACCCCAGCCCAAACTTCCTGTTGTGGAACGTCTCGGCGCGACCCATGCCGAGCTTAATCTGATCGCCTTCGGTGCCGGCTGTCGGCGGGTAGCCATCGACCTCATCGAATAGGACGATCCGCACCGTGATGCGCCGAAACCCGGTCGGAGAATTCGCGCCGACGATGTGCAGCATTCCGCCTGGGTAGGACTTCTTCGTAATCGTGTTGCCGCTGGTGCGGCTTTTTGCCTCACCGACAAGCTCGCGCAATACAGCGGTCTCTTCAATCGTCGGCTGTATCTCTTCTTTCGCCCAACCTTCGCCGTCCGCGATGGTCGGCTGGACCACAAGAATCGACGATGGGTTTTGATGGATGTGGTAGCCGATCACGGCGCCGATTATTTTGGTCCAACCGATGCGCTTTGATTTTTTGCAAACAACCGTCTCGACCTCGGGCGCGACGAATGCGTCCATGATCGCACGCTGATAGGGGTAAGTTGTCCATTGGCCGGGCTCGGCAGACGACACCGCTGGAAGTTGATAGTAGGTGTCTGCCCACTCACTCGGGAGCAGATCCGGCGGCGGCATCCATGCGCCGAATAGCCGGCGCGATACGTCGTCGAATGTCTGCATGCAGTCCGTCGGATCCAAGCTCGGTAAGAGCTTCTTTCGTGAGCTGCTCGACCTCATCCGCCACCTCGCTGTCGAGCGCGGGGAATCGCCCTCGGATCTTTGATGGGACCGCGAGCACTTTAGCTCGTGCGGCTGCAACAAGCGCGGCGCCAAGACTGATGACAAGATCGGCCGGGAGCAATTCACCGCGATTGATGGCCTCCTTCAGCGCTTCGTTGTTGGCTTGATGGTGCAGCAATCGAGCTCGCTCAAGTTTCTCATCGTAGATCTTGCCGTCTTCCGATACGCCCATTTCGGAAGCATAGCGATGCCGTAGCCATACGCCGAACTCAGCGCAACGAAACCCGGAAGCCCGACCGTCCGCGTTGACAAGCTTTGGGGGCGATCCGGGCTCTTTCATGATGCGCTGAAAGTGTCTAAGCGTGACGCCGAGCAGATCGGCGCCCTGTTGCTGCGTGATCGGCTTTTCTTCGCTCATCCCGCGAACACGAACTCAAGCGTTGATTGCTCGGGTACATGCACGTGCTTGCGATTGTACCAAGCTAGCGCAGGGCTTCTCCGATCAGCCGGCAGCATATCAACCCACTCCATGTACGGCCGCCCTGACTTGCGTTGGTTGCATGAACCTAGCGTTTACGCTTCTTTCTGGACCTATCTCGTTGCCGCAATGCGAGCAATGCGTATGCGTCCTTTCTGCGCGAATCCGATCATACTTACACTTGTCGTTGCAATACTTATGCTTGTGGCTTGGGATGATTTTTCCGCACGATGCGCAAAGCTTTGGGACCGTGCGATGTTCCGAAACAGCAGAAAATAAACTAGACTGCAGATCAGCCATTGTCGATGCTCCTGTTAAGCATGGCGTGGTTAAAGGCTCGGTCGGTCTGATACGCCGATCGGGCCTTGTTTTTGTGCCTTGTCGCAAATCATTGAATTTGTGGTCAATATGTCTGACATCTAGGGATTGTTGCAGCTAAACAACATACGCGGTTCCAATCTCCCCCGATCGGCTCCTCCCCGGAAGAACCTGTGCAAATGAACCTCATTCCACCGGAACCCGCCAAGCCGCCGACATACATTCACGGCCGCGCAGTCGCCACTGCCTTGTCGATCGCCGCAATCAAGTGCCGCCCGTAGTGCGCCGCCGTATAGCGCTCGGCCTCGCCGTAGAAATCAAGCCGCTTCGTGTAGCTCGGGCGCTTCGAGACGACAAGCATTTGCAGCTTCCACGCGCCGCGCTCGTGGTTGTCGCGACCTCCGGATATCGCCCAGATCCCTTTGACCGTCTTCGACCGCTTGCCTTTGACCTCGCCGAAGAGATAGCGCGCCTTCGAGACGCCGCGCTTCTTTCGCTTCGTCGTCATGCCGCGCGTACCTTCGAGCGCGCCGTATGCCCCGACATCCGCCAGCATCTTCGAGGCGAGCGAGCCCGTGATATTGCCGTACTGGTCGAGCTTCATGCCGCGACTTGGGACCAGCCACTCCGAGCCGAGCATAAAGCCGCGGGCGCGTAGCCAGCGCTCCATGCCCTTGACGTTGCGCTGCGCCGGGTAGCCGGGGATGTGCGGGGCCAAGGCATCCTC